ATGGCCAAACGCCTGAACACTCATTATCAAAAGCAGTAGGAAATGTAATAGGATAAGTTGTTCCATCATACACGTATACGCTTTTCTTGTATCCCCATTGGTTACGCACGACCTATGTTTATCCAAAACCCATTATTTATAGCTTTTGTAATATGGTTTCCAACATATCCACTATGTAGTTCAAATCCAGTAGTAGTAATGTTATTTGCTCGAACACTTGCTTCATATAATTTCTTAGGTTCATCCTTCATCATAGTTACAGTGCCAAATATCTCTATGTAAGAAATTAGATAAGATACAGCCGTTTGATTTTCTTTGAATTGTCCCCATTGGAGGGGGATCGGTCAGGATTTGCCAAGAGCAATATAATAATGTTCGAATTTTGCAAATTCGATTTTGTCTAAGCTAAGACGAACAGCATTATCAAAGTTGCTAGAAGAACGCTCCGTTGCTGATTCTTGTATTGTACCAACGCCTACGTATACTTCTGTAAAAGCTATTGGAAATTTTGTTGGCGCTGTATACCACATATCAAGACGGCCCCTTTTAACTATTCCCCATTGGTTAACAGATTCCAATACATACCCAACTTATACCAGACATATAGTCATCTATTTGTACTTTAAATGCTGTTGACGTTTTAGCTATTACAACACACGGATGATCTAGTGAATTATTGAAGTTAGTATTATTAGATTCACCTACTGGAAGTGCTACATATTTACCATTGCAAGGAAGTAATAATGAAACAGAAATAATTCTATTAATATCTTTTCCATCTGCTATATATCCCCATTGGCTAAAATCCAATAGCACCCCAACGTATAGAGGTAACGTTATTTTGTGCAGACATATAAGTGAAGTTATTTATTGTTATTTCTTTAACGGCACTACTCGTCCAATTATCATTATCTAACGTTGACGGTGCTATGTTAGTGACTGCGACAAACGGAGGAAAAGTAAAAGGTATTATAAAGTTACTAGCTCCATCATATATAGTCCTAGCAACTGTAATGTCTGACTTTCCCCATTGGATAGTGAATCCATTGGCGTATTTCACAAAACCGCTTTCTCCAAAGCGTTGCGCCACTATTCCGCCTTCGCCTAGCTTATTTTTTATATCCTTCAAAGTGGCTACAGGTTCTTCTTGCCAATCAGATGAGCCAAGGATTTTTGCAATCATAGCTGTTATAGCTGGGTGAGATGAAATATCCGTATTATGAGTAGCTAATTGACTCTTTAAATTTTGAAGCAGTCCGCCATGTGCATTTTCATCTGAGTTATGATGAGCAATGCCATCTTCTAATTGTTCATAAGTAATGTACAAATGACTTTGATAATTTACTTGAACAATAGCATCACCTACGCCTAATTGAATACCCAGCATTTTTTCATCAACGCTTGTATTAGGTGGAATATAACTAGCATTAGAACCTGCATTTGTATAAGCAAATAATTGCTCTTCACCTTCTTCACCGAGTTTAGCGAACAAACCCAATTCTCTTGCAAAGAACCCTGCTGTCAATTCACTATTGCTAACAGTAGATACAGCTTCGATTTCACCGTTGCCTAAATGATTGATTTTAGGAACATTTCCATCCATCAAACGATGTTTTAAGCCTGTCATAGTTTCGATGGTTTCACCATTTAACAAGCCGTCACCTAATGAAATTTTAGTAAATATAATTGCAGAATGAGTTCTGATTGACTCAGTAACCATATTCTTACCTTGATTGGTGGTTGCAATTCTTCCGTAATCGCTCATTGATTACCTCCATATATTTTAATTTTATCAACATTAATAAGTACCATTCCGATTTTAGGCTGTCCTGATGCACGGATAACAGGATCGCTTTTAGCGTATTTTATTGTTTGCTTATCAAGTACATTAACTACACCACCTATACAGAGTTGTGTATGTGCTTGATGTAATTCGGCAACAACATACGTCAAATGGGCCGGCTTGTATTTATCAACCAGTTCGCGAACAGTTTCAACGTAGGCAGCTACATCTAATGCAACTTTAAATTCATTAGGTTTAGCATTTTCTAAAACATGAGCGCCACATACAGGTACTATTTGATTAATAATCGTTTCTAACTGCTTGACGGTAATTGTTTTAGTGCCTTGAATTTTCACTAGCAGATTTTGCCTACGTTGATTTATCGTTAAATGCTTATTAGTTTTTATACCGTACACTCGTTCCCAATCAGAAAGACCCCATGTAGCACTTTCAACAAATAACTGTTTACATATATCGATAATAAGCAATCGTTGCTTTTCGTGTTCCTCACTTAAAGTGTCTTCAGTGGCCTTGAACGAACCATCATTCTTAAGAAATTTAGGTAAATAGCGAAGCACATCAACTTTATAAGTCCTTAATAGTTCGAATATCATTGTATGTTCACCTCACCTAATGTAGGTAAATCTTCATCGTTAATAACAATGCTTTTATCATCGTTGTTAATTCGCAAATTCTGATAGTCGATAGCACCGGCATCGATAATAAAGCTACCTACTTTTGCAATCGATAATTTATTAATTTCGCCGTTGTTGATGACTGACTTTTCAAGATCTATTAAATAGTCGTTCATCATTTCCTTGAACTTATCTAAAACAAAGCCTTTACCCTCGATAGTAGCCGTTACATTAATCACTTTAGGTGTTGCACTAACTACAGTTACCATAGCCCCCATAGGGCGAACGCTTTCAATATAATCTTTAACCGCTGTTATTAGCTCAGTAGAGGCTTGTTTAAACTCAGAATTAATAATAATGACCTTAACAGAGCCAGGACCATTCCATGTAGGTATAATTTTTACACCACCTACACCAGGAACAGACATTGCCCACTCATAATAGTGCATTTTGTTGCCTGATGTACCAGGATAGCGAACATGTAATAAATAGCGTTCACGTAGATTATCGTCATTTTCCTCTTCGAAACCGTCTTTTGTTGGTTGTGTATTGATAACGCTATTAATACCAGGAATTGACATCGGAATTGTATCAATTGCATTTGCTGCTACATTACCACCATTACCAGTTTCAACGGATTGAACCTTAACTTCTTGACTACTATTAATTGTTACAGTTTCTAACGTTTCAAATAGCACTCCGCCAGCGGTAGAGAATTGACTGCCTTTAGGCAATACTCCATTTCCCTTGACTGTAACAGTCCCTATCGCCCTTGTAGCTACCTTTCGAATGATACCAGCTTCTTTAGCACGCATAGTTAAGAAATCGCCATATGATGTATCCGCAAACGCTACTTTATAGAGTTCTCCTAATTCAACATATGTCTTCATGAACTCAATAGCGTTAGATGAAAATACATCATATTCAAATGTCCCCTCAAATTTACTCATCGGAAGTTGCGATTGTAATTGGAGGCTTTTTAAAATTTCGTCTGATGTTGGAATATTAAACATTTATATTAATACCTCCATATATCGTAGTTAATTCAATTTGACAATCAACCTTATCACCATTCGCATCGAACTCGATACTATCAATCGACTTTATATAAGGGTTAACCATTAAACATTCAATAATGACTCGTTTGAGTTCTGAATAGCGTTCACCAACGCTCATGACTTTACCTATGAACGGCTTTAACTCAATGCCGTATCGAGTAGAATACGCTAGATATTGATTGCGTTCGGTTTTGAGTGCTTTGTATACCCAAATTTTTAACGCTTCATCACCCTCTAAGGCTATTCGTTTACCACTTGCGTTATATCGGAATGTATCGCTTTCAAAATTCCAATCATATTCACGAAACAACGGCAAATCACCTTGGCTAGACTCAACTGTACGAGTTAACCCTGCAAAAGGATATTCTTCGCTCATAGTTTCACCACCTTTTGACCGATGTAATAAAGCTGTTCACCTTGTCCATACACTGGAAAGACTGTTACTTCATCGCCTACTCGCAAGGTATCAGTCATATTAATGGTATCGGTATAGTCATTGTGGATAGCATGCGTATGACTAGCAAATTCTGCTAACCCACCACCGCCCGAACGAGGTTGTGTTTCGCTTATGATGTGTCCTTCAGCTTCACGATGATGGCCTGGCTTCCAATAGTCATTCAAATATATTTGCTCGTTGGTAATGTCGATATTATCAACACGAATAACCAGGTTAGGGAATGGTGATGTAACCAAACCAATACGCATCCCCATAGGTTGTTCACCTTTAGCTATTCCGTGAATTGTATCAACCATTTTAGCCATCGAATGTGCAGCACTAGGAATATCATTCAACATAATGAATTTCTACCTTTCTTTTAGTCGATTTTCTAGTAGACCTTCGACCTTTACCCTTAGGAGTTTTATTTTTCTTTTTAGCCTCACGCTCTAGGCGTTTCTTTTCTTTAGCTTCTAAGGAATGGTCTACTTTTTCTTTAGTCATAAGATTTTCAAATTCAATCTCGAGTTTCATGGTATGTTGACCGTTTTTAAAATCATGAGTATCACTCTTGATCCAGAACTTGCCACTTAACTCGGTAATCACATCTCTAATTTCAACAGAATACGAGGATAGGGCGTCATAATCGCCTAAACAATCAATCACGCCTGTTCGTTCCGGTTTTTTAAATATATCCTTAACTTCATCAGCCGTGTTTTTGTTCTTATTTTCTTTATACACTGCCTGTATCATAGAGTAGCGTTGAATTTGGTCGTCTTTACTTTCATATCTAACAAAGTTACCTTTATCATCAACAATCATAACTTTATTAATCATGTTTTCAATAGATTCTTTAAATGATGAGTCAGTAATATTCCTGTATTGGTCTATTACTAACCCCTCAATCAATGAGCCTTTTTCTATAACGTCGAGCTCGTCGCCCTCCATCATAGCTTGATATTTTTTGTTGGTCTTTTTAGCTGCCTCGGTGTAGGCCATTAAAATGATTTGATACCCTGACTTGTTGTTAGCTATAAAAGTAATTTTTTCTTTAGTTTCAGCAAGGTTACCTACTTTAATACCCATTTCCTTGCATACGGCTTTTGCGATATCCTCTGCTGTCATATTGGTAAATTTACGAGTAGTCTTTGATTTACTTAATATAAACATATTGTCATAACATGTTACTGTAATGCGTGATGCCGACGTTTTGCGTTCAGTGGTATATATATTACCAACGAATTGCACATCGCCATCTTCTGAGTACCCTTTAATGGTTTCTCCGATACTCACTGCATAGATAGGCCAGTTCGGATCGCGTGGTTCTTGCACTAATACAAATTCAAGTTTTCTAGCGGCTTGAATACGCGAACCGGACCAGGTAACATGCTCAACTAAATGAGTAATATCATTTTCAACAGGAACTTTTTTCTCTTCGCCAGTCTTTTCATCTTTAACTGTTTTAGTGCCAATATGTTTAACTATCATATTATTTCACCTTCAACTTTCTAAGCTGGCTAAGATTATTAATCGCTAAATTCTTTAGGTCATTTGATTGAATAATGCGTTCATAATGACGATAATTGCCATATGCTTTTTTAGCAGCATCCAACACATCAGAACCTTTACTGAACAATGTTGCCGTTTTAGGTTTTTGAGCAACAGAAGGCCTATCTTTTAAGCCTGTCGTTTCATCAACTGGCTTATCATCACCAGTGGCAGGCGTATTAAGGTCTTTATGTTCCTTAAATGTTAGCGTGTAATACATATCCCCTGTATTTTCCTGTTTCTTATATGGGAATGACTCGATTCCCATCATTAAATTAATAGGGCCATCGCTTATGATGACCCTAACAGGTTTCTTTGATGTTTTCCACTTCTCTATGAGGTTAATAATTTCAATAGGCTTACGCTTATCGCCAACAATAAACGGATAATCTTTCGCTGGAAAAAATCCTTCGAATGATAATGTCTTGAGTTTAGGGTTTCCAAATAAAAGCACCTCACCTATTTGAGTAATATCAACAGTTTTATTTTCCTGTTCATTACCAACCTCATATTTAGCAGGAGTAACAGGAAGCACCAACTTTTCTTCATCTTGTGAAATGATGATAGTTGGTAACTCCCTTGCCCCTTTACCAAATGCAAACGATAAAAGCGATAAGGCACGCCCTATACCGCTAACGAATTTTGACATGCCTATACACCTCCATAATTTGTTTCAGCAGCCCCAAACATTGAGAATAAAGAATGAGCGATACGGTCTATATCAGCTTCTTCTCTAACAACAAAAGTATTTCCTGTAACGGTGTAATTATTACCACCGCCACCAGCTCCACTAAATTCTTTGGCTAACATTTTTTCAGTAGTCGCATGAGGGTAAATTCTAGATCCACTAGGTAGGTCTACAATTTCACCGCCACGTTCATTAATTTCAGTCCAGCCACCGCCGAAGTAATTCGTACCAGTAGCATGACCTGTTAAGCCTGTAATTTGTGCACCCCTTGCTTGTGCTGCACTCAATGCATTACCTAAACCGCTAAATACTTCACTTGCTTTAGCTTTTAATGGCCCCCAAACGTTTGCGTCGAACCAACCTGCAACAGCACCCCAAATGCCTTTAATTGATTCCCAAGCACCGCTAAAGAACCCTGTAACGCTATCCAACATACTGCTAGCATAGCTCTTAATAGGCTCCCAAATATTACTACTAAACCAATCAGCAACGGGTCCGAATATTGTAGATATTGAATCCCAAGCAAACCCAAATAGACCCGCAATAGTATTAATAACAGGAGTACAAGTATCAACAATGCTATTCCATTTGTCAGAAAACCATTCTGTTATACCGTCGAGATTATTGGTAATTCCTTCAAATATTTCTTGACCGAACTGTTCGCCGAATATTGCACCACCGATACCGCCTAATGCACCACCGATAGCACCGCCAACGGCCGTTCCTGCACCAGGAATTATAGAACCTAAAGCAGCGCCACCCATAGCACCTAATTTTGCACCAGCTAAACCGCCGGCAAGACTACCGCCAATACCTGCAGCTGTTCTGCCTTTGTTATCAGAATTAGCCATATCGTATGCACCCATGGCTAAAGTTAAAGGTAAAAATGCTTTACCACCGACTTTAGATAGTAGACCTCCTAACTTGCTTGCACCTTTTCCAAGAATGCCAAACCCTTTAGAGATACCTCTACCTACTTTGCCGAATTTACCACCGCCAGTAGTTTTAGGTGGAACAGTACCAACGCTACCACCTTTACCGGGAGTCTTTCCTTTACCTCCACCACCTGGGCCATAACCGCCACCGTCATAAACGTTCTTGCCATAGACATACACATTAATGCATTGAATAGTAGTATCATCACCCATAGCGTCGCCAATACCGCCACTGGCACCACCTTTACCGCCTAGCATGCCTGCAATACCCTTGCCAGCACCCCAAACCTTTTTACCAAGTTTAAAAGCACCAACACTAAGAGCAGCCAATGCAGCCGTGGATAAGATGGACGGCAGTCCGTCCATTTTTGCGGTTTGTTTAACCATTTCTTTGATTGCAGATGTAATACCATCAATTACCGATTTAACTGTAAAGCCATTCTTTTCTACGTTTTCAGTAAAGCCAGTAAACCAGTTATCAATGCCTTGAACAATATCTCTAAAGCCACCAATTTTACCGCTCATTAATTTAGTAGTGAACGAATCCCAGTCGCCTGATAATTGTTCCAAGTCACCTTTTAGGTTGTCCATACGGATCTTCGCCATTCGTTCGGCAGCCCCATTTGAGTTGTCGATAGCCTCTGCCAACTTATCGAAATCACCATCCGACGAGTTAACCAATGCCAATAGGCCTGACATAGCTTCTTGACCTGCGAGCATGCCAGCTACCGCCGCTTTACTTTCCGGAGTTAATTTCTTCATGCCTTCGCGAATGTCGGCGATAATATCTCTAAATGGTTTCATCTTGCCGTTTGAATCTGTAATGCTAAGACCTAATATATCCATTGCTTGCCCTGACTCTTTTGTCGGTTTAACTAATCGAGTCATCATAGAACGGAGCGATGTACCAGCTTCGGAGGCTTTAATGCCTTGGTTAGCCATAAGACCTACAGCAAGAGCAGTATCTTGAATACTAAACCCTAATGCACCTGCTACTGGAGCAGCGTATTTAAACGTTTGACCCATCATAGCAACGTTGGTATTTGAGTTAGTAGCAGCTGCTGCTAATACATCGGCAAACATAGCAGAGTCTCGTGCTTGTAAACCAAATGCAGATAGGCTATCAGTTACAATGTCAGAAGTCATAGCAAGATCTTCACCGGATGCGGCCGCTAAGTTCATGATACCGGCAATACCACCTATCATATCTTCAGTTTTCCAACCAGCCATCCCCATATACTTAAATGCTTGTGCAGATTCTAAAGCACTAAATTTTGTATCAGCGCCCATTTGAATTGCTTTTTCGTTTAAGCGTTGGAACTCGTCAGCCGTAGCACCTGAAATCGCTTTAACAGCAGACATTTCTTCCTCAAAATCAGCATAGCCTTTTACGGCGTCGAATATACCAAACCCAATGCCACCCATAGCGGCCATTTGAGCACCTGCACCTAATAAAGCACCATTTAACTTATTAGAAGCAGCACCAACAGCACCAGTCATTTTTTGTTTAACTGCTACCGTAGCGGTATATACTTTACCTTTAAATCCGTTTAATTGAGATTGTACTTGACTGATTGTAGAACTTGCATTGTTTTTAGCCTTGATATTAACAGATACATTACTTCCTGCTTGCTTTAACTTTGTAATGCTACTCGTTGCACTTTGTGCGGCTTGTTGAACCCCTTTAACCGAGCTTGTAGCCGTACTCATATTTTTACTAGCAGACGAAACGGCAGGAGACAAGCCAGAAGTTGATTTAACTAAACCTTGCAATGATTGTTGGGCTTGCTGTATTCCTTTTGTAAACCCTCTATCATTAAGAGAGAGTTCAACGCTTAATTTTTGTGTATCAGCCACCTAGTACCTCCCTTAAAGCAATTTTAGCAACCTCAATACGCTCTTTTCTTTCTTTATCCATTGCTACACGGCACATGATTTTCTCCATTGTAGTTAGGCTAAAGAAATAATCAAACGTATGACCCTTTAAAACTAAGTAGGCGGCCGTAGCCGCCTCCCAGTCTTCTTCTATTACTTTTTTGCTTCGTCGAAAATAGCATGTTCAAGTTTTTGACCAACGCCTACAGACTTAATCAACACATCAGAAATTGCTTTAATTTCGCCAAATTCAAACACCTTACCCACGATATCCATAGGCTCAACGCATTCATAGGCTTGTTGTAATTCTTTGTCTTTCAAATTAGGTTCTAATAGACAATTATAAATAATGTATTCATCATTATTACCATCTAATCCTAGCGCCTCTGCCATTAGAGAATTACTAGGTTTTTTTGCTACTACTTCACCAATGGAGGTTTCGATAGTTAATTTTTGTGCTTTACGAGCGTTAATTTCTTCACGTTTAGCAATTAGTTCATTAATAGAGATAGACATAGTTAAGTTCCTTTCAATTAGTCAATAGATTCCATGAATTGTGCATCTTCAGGGGTGAAGCCAAAAGGTAATTCAGTTTCAACAACTTTACCTTTTTCAAAATTCATAAGAGGAATTTTAGTAAACCAAACATTATCAATCGTGATACGTTCTTTTTGACCGTCCACTGCGTCAGGATCATCAAGTAAACCGATAAGAGTAGTACGAGGGTCGTGGCCTGCACTCCATTCTTCTAACAATTTACGATGATTTCGATTAATTACGTTTTTAATTTTAATTGTGCCTTCGCCTTTGAGTGCTGTTACCTTGCTATCAACAGAGTTGCCGATGATTACGTCTTCTCGTTGAGACTCAACGCCTGCTTCGAAACTTTCAATTTCGAATACTAACTCACCATCTAGCCACAATTTACCGTGAGAGCCGTTCCATCGACGGCGACCACGGAATTTAACGTCTTCAGCAGCACGAGCGAACGTTTGTAAATCAAATGTAAATTTGTCTTTATTCATGCTTGTATTCCTTTCTGTTACATTGTGAATGTAATCTTCAAATCTTCCATAGCATCCACGAATTTAACTTTGCCGGATAAACCGATTCGAGAGCCAGTATTGTATTCGCGAATTTGCATATTAGTCATTTGAGATACATCCTCGCCTTTAATAATTGCGTAATCTTTTTGGAATTGGAAGTCGATATCTACGGTGTTACCTGCTCGACCATCAAGCACGTTACCAGCCAATTGACCAAAGTATACTAAGATAGCGCCAATGAATAGCATTTTATGGTCATAGTCATTGTTGTATTTACCAACATAGTATTTTTTGAACGTATCGCGAACATCGTCCGTAACCATATCCACGCCTTCCATAATTTTGATTTTACGGAATTCTTCACCCTTATCAGTTGTGAATGTTTGCAAAGAGTTGCAAGCACGAGCGATTTTAACACCTTCGCCATCTTCTTCGTCGAATAAGTGCAATTCGCCTTTATCAATGCGGTCATTCAAGTCTTCGTACACTTTAACAGACTCAACTTCAGTCAATTTAAAATATGTCGCGGAACGGTCCAATGCCAAGCCTGCTAAAATACCAGCGATACGAGCCGTATATTCGATTGGAGTATATGTTTTGTATGTAGTTTTACCAGCTGTATTTTGACCTGTAGCAACTTTAATTTCTTCGGTACAGAAATTAACAACGCCTTCATGGTCTGCCGCTACACCACCAACAACTGCTTTAACTGTTTTACGGCTATTATTGCGTTCTGCTTTAATGTAGGACGCCAAATCTTGTTGGTCTTGAGTCGTACCAGTTGGAGCTGCGATGTAGTTATAACGAATATGCTTCAATTGTTTTAACAAAGTAGCTTGTGTATTTTTAGGTGATTGAACGCTTGTTTTAGGTAGTGTGTATACCAAGATGCGTAAAGGAGTACCGTCAAGACATTTCTTAATAAGATCCGTGCTTGCTTCGTCAAATACACCTTCAGGAATTTCAGATACATCAGAAATTTTATATTTATTTGATGTATCCGTGCTTTCGCATTTCAAAATCAATACAACCACGCCACGTGCAGAACGTTTAATAGCTGTAATGCCTTTGGTTTTAAAGTCAATTAAGACCTGTGGTAAGCCAAATTTTTCGGTTTCGTTAGCCATTAGTTACCTCCTCGGTTAAATTAATACCATTAAGGCTAAAAGTAAGAGTTTGAGCGACTTCATTTCGAATAAAGCCTACTTCTTCATCTGTGAATGCGTCCTCAAATTCTAGGTTAAAGATAAAGTGCAATACTTCATCTATGAATGTATGTTCAAAGTCGTTAATAGTAATGTATCTATCATTGACTTTAAGCACTGGTCTAAATAGGCACTCTAAACTATCAGACATTTCATATAGTTCAGAGCGTTTAATTCGTCCGTATTTATCCTCAATAGGTCTAAAGGTAATATCTACCTGTACAGTCCTATCAAAGTATGTATAATCACCAACACCGGACCGGACGAACATTTCGATATAAAAATAAGGTGCATCCGACTTTTCTATGTTGTCGAAATACACCTTATAATTAGGATATTTACTTTTTAACAGCTCAACTAGAGCTTTCTGTATCGCCCTTAATTTAATCATTGGTTAAGTTCCTCAATATAATTCTCGCATTCCTAGCGAATTGACTACGCATGCCAACTATTGAGCGATGTAACATTTTACGGCCTTTAACATAACCGCCATTGCGTGTGCGATGTCCATATTCTACATGGTTTGCGTACTCGGTATTGTTGTAGATCTCAACCTTGCCATTCATAACACCAGTACGTTTCCATGAATTTCTTAATAGTCCAGTATCGACAGGAGTTTTCATCTTAACATCGTTAATCATAAGTTCAGCACTTTGAGCGAGTACTGTGTCAACGTGTTCAGGATACTCACCTAGCGAGTCAGAGAACTTTTGAATGAGTTCATCAAACCCTGTTAACTTAACCCCCATTATGCTTCACCGTCTTTCAATAACTTGATTTCTTGATGTGTCATATATTTGAACGGCGTATCAGCACGCATGACAAACGTTTGCCCCTCGTGTGAAATAGAGATTATGTCATTAGGCTTAACATCGTATTCAGGCGATAAGCACAAACGCAATCTATCACTTAATGTAAATGTGCTGTCTGTTTCGGTTCCATTAGTACTAGCAGATTGACCTATTTGACCTAATCTACATGGAACATCGCTATATACTGCTGTTAATTCGTACACATCAGCACCTATATCGTCAGTAGTTGCCATTTGCCGTGAGATTGTACAGGTATCTTTGTACATAATATCCGCAAGCAGTTTGCCGTATGAATCAGCCATTTGACCACACCACTTTTCTATATAGGTTTAGTTTAGTACGAATGCTTTCAAAGTCCTTTTCACTAATACAGCCAATAGGAGACACGTCCTCAACAGCCCATGTGAACTCAACATCGTTTTCTTTTAACGATTTAAGAGAGCCATGCGTATCACTGAACTTATCCTTGATATACTTAACTGCTAATTCAGAAGCAGTATAAATCAACGTCCTAGGAAAGTCCGTTCTATGGCAGTAGTCCATACAATCAAGGATGAACTTTTCTGCGAATACATCTAAATATGTATCATAATTCACGTTGTTTAGACCGCTAACAGCTGATACAAGGCGATGAGTGGCGTCAATAATGCCTTTCTTAGCATCGTCAAAATCTAAATATTTAACATTTCCCAAAGTTACACCTCTTAATATCTAACATGTTCCCAAAGTTCTTCGTCAAATTGTTCGAGCGGTTCATTATTTGCAATAGCAGCAGCGAGCATCTTCGTACTATCATCTAGTTCTTCAACTGTAATTTCATTTGGATGGATAACGATAACACGATCCAAAGAATTTTCACCAAACATAGATATATAGGCTTCGCACATACCATTAAATCTAGTCAAAGCATCGTTAAACGCTTTATTATCTTTTGTTGTCATAACAAACACGCTCCCTATACCGTTAATATCATGCCAATAATAAAATGCAAAAACTCTTCATCATCCTTGATAGTAGCATATACTGGTTTATGATTTTTATAATCCCAATACTTATATTGCCCGTTTTCAGTAGGTTCAAATACACTTTCTAAACCCACGCTTAAAACTTCAGTTGAACCGCCCTTATAGGTTTTTCCAATATAGGGAGTTATAAAATTATCTTTCTTAGCTACTTCGCGACCGTAGCACCGCATATTTAGAATGTTATTTAACTTCTCTTCAACCTCACCTTTAGTCCTCATATCTATAAATTCATTAGATAAACGGCTTGCATATTTACTAAAATACTCTACCATGTGACCTATTTCGTGAAAAGGAGTAGTCTTTCTAACACCATTCATGTTAATTGTAATAAAATTTTCAGGATTAGGAATATTAGCGTATCGAGAAGGACGGCCAGTCATAGCTGCTTCTCCTACAAAATAGCCACGCTTAACCTTTCTTGTACTAATTCCTTTTCCGTTTTCTTCTAGCATATGTCCCCAATCACGCGGATATACATTAAATGCACCTTGTAACATTTCTTTGTTTTTCTTAACGCTACCAGGAGCCCATGAGCCGTCAGAAATTTTATAACCAACATCACGATATTGAGAGATAACTTTTGCTAATTCGTCTTTATTACCTATCAAATTAATAATATCGTGCTTTTCAACAGCGGCTTTTCCTACATTTATTATATCTTGCGGAGTAGCTTTTGATAAATCAAGTTTAGTAATCATATCGGTAAGAGTTTCGGTTTTAGGTTTAACAACTTTAGAAGCAATCTGTTTTATGCTTTTTTGTTCGCTACGCCACTCAGAGAACGTTTTAGACTTATCAACATATATCGCTTTCCAGTTGTCATAGTCCATATTGCGAGGCACTTTCTCGTATCGTGTAGGCTCGTTCTTATTAGCTTTTGCCATTTTAACAGTACGAGAACCGCTAGTCGCTTTTTTATCTATTGTACCTGCTATTGTGGATCTACATCGTGGATGTAGAGGTGGAACATTTGTTCCAACTTCAGCATCGGCAACAGGATATATATTGTTATCGTGCTCACGGCAAGTCGAGGATGTTCGCTTATCTATGGTCGCTATGAATTGAAAGTACTCCATATTAGCAGATTTCAAAGAGTCTAATGTAGCTTGATTATGAACATAGTTGAGTTCAGTCCTAACCAGTCTAACAGCGTTATTCTTAGATACGTTCATACGTTCTTGAACTTCTTTAGCTAGCTTTTCGACTGATGTTCCTCGATGTACATTACTAACTACAACCTCTTGAATAGTCTTTGATAGCTTATCGGAGTTATCCCAAATGCGAGTACTATAATTCTTACCACTCCACGGAGTGCGTAACACGCTTTCAACATGCTTGTTATCAACAGCAACGCCTAAAGGGCCTTGCCCTCGTTTTGCTAGTTCATATGCAGAATGTAACCGATTATCTTTGTAGGCAGATTTTAGAAAGCCTGTAATCGATGCATCTGTTTTTTGTCCTAACTTATCAATCTCAATGAGTGTATCTCCATACAACTTATCAAGCCTTGATATACGAGAACGCATGGAAAGAGTATTTAATTCCAGTAACGTTTTAGGGTTACCAGTTTCCTTATACTCTTTCATGTACTCTTCAACGTCTTTTTTCCAAGTCCTAAACTCAGGACCATTGATTAACTTTTTAGCTTCAACAATAGATATACCATTATCATTAGCGAACTTTCCATAAAGCTGTTCAATATTAGCTTGAATGCGTTGAGCTGACCGTTCATATTGAGCAGCAAGCTCTTTTTCAATGGTTTCCTGGCTCTTCTTATTCCATTCTTCCTCGCGTTCAGTGCTTCTCCTAGCCCAATATGAATCAGCGCCCATAATTACACCCCTTAACCTAATTTATGAGTAAATTTAACAATGCGAATTTGTTTAGGTTCGTATACACGTTTCCAGTTGCCTGCATCTTTTAATTCAGCACGAGATACAGACTCAGCATGTGCACGAGTTGTATTTTGCCATGCTACCCCACGTGGATGCATGATAAATGCTTTACGCATAATCAAGTAGTCAACACCGGAACCTTTCTTTTCGTCGCGGTCTACGGCTGCTTGTTTTAAACCTACAGGATTACCTACACCAAATGCGATAGCACCTTCACCAAATAAGTAAGTAGTGTACTTATCTGTATCAACAGGGCAACTATCATCAACGATTACACGTCGGCCCATGTAAGAATCAAAAGATACTGCATCAGATTGACGGATCGTTTGAATTAAGTTTAATTTATCAAGATAAGATTTAGTTGCGGAGTGCATAACAACTGCTGTCAAGGAGTTGCGAGCGTCGCCCATAAGTTGCATTGCATCGATAAACGCTTCGCCGGAGAAGTTAGCCGCTTTACCTGTTTTACCGGAAATATCCAAAATATGGTCCGTCATGCTAGTAGATGCAAATACACCGTCAAGGATATTCAATAATTCTTTTTGATGGTCACGTGCCCAAAAACCTGCAGCTAAATCACCGATAGCTTTCATAGGGTCAGTACCAGCTAATTGAGCAGCCAAGTCTGTGGAGCTCCACATTTTAGCACGTCGAATTGTAGTGGATGTATCTTTATTGGATGTGATTTTTGCTGCTGTAAGGTCTTGACCTTCGATTACATCTTCAGAGTCGCCAGTTAAATCGTTAAAGAATGGCATGTTATGAACTTGTGCTGGTTCACTTGCTAATTTGTCGAATTGAGAGTCGCGAGTGATAATGCCAGATTGGAAAATAGCGGACAATTCAGCCGTACGATTTACAACATAGTTCGCAAAAAACGGCGTAGGGTTAATAATGTCTTGTAAAGTTGTTCCCATTAGTTACCTCCTAGGGTTAGAAATTGATTTCAACACCTGCTTCGCTTGCTAATTGTTTAGCTTTAACAGGGTCTTTAGAGAATAGTTCTGCTTGTTGCGTTAGATTGTAATGTTCTTTAGAGAATGGGTTGTTTGTAGGCGTACCGCTTCCCTTGTTAGGGTCATATTTGAATTTAGGGTCGCCTTCAGGTTTGAACAAGAATGATTTATTGGTTTTTAATTCCTTTAATTGTTCATTCAAACCAGTTACTTTACCATCTTCACCAAGAATGAGTTTAGACTTATCAATCAAGTTAGCTACGAGTTCAGCGTCCTGAGCCGTATCACCGATTGCTAATTGAACAGCAGTAGATATTTTTAAATTCTTCAAATCTTGCTCCGCTTTTAAAGCATTAGCTTTATTTTCGGCTTGCAGTTTTGTGATTTTATCTTTAAGAGTTGTAATATCACCCTCGCTGTCCTTTAATGTCTTTAATTGCTTATCACGATCTGCAACAGTGGTTTCAAGGTTTTTCTTTTCCGCGATAACCTCGTTAAATCGCGATTTAGGTACATATTCACCATCCAAGAATGCTTTAAATTCTTGCGTTGCGTCTTCGATTTTATCTTCCGCAATGCCTAATTTTTGCAATAATTCTTTTAGTGTCATGTAATGTCTCCTATCCGGTTTTTACCGTGGTTTACCTGCCACGAGTTACTAGAGATTAAATTTATATATATGACTATTGGTCCTCGTGTTCATCATCGTCATGGTCGTTTATAGAGCCATCGTCATAATGTTCATGTTGCCAATCATCATAAATACCATTGTTAGATTCTGCCTCTTCGGCTTCGATTTGTTTAAGTTCCTCGTTTACATCTTCAACGAATGGGTGATGTGCAAGAATACTGCGTTTAGAAACAACTCCCATTGATTGAGAGCACATGTTAACTAAATCACTATCATTCTTAACCGATGTACGAGTCCATGTTTGATTAATAGTTACCTTATCATTACCATGGAATTTGCAAATAGCACGGATAAGTTGATTAAATCCTAACTGGAATTCTGTTTCCATCATGCCAGCTTTTAATTCAAGCAACGTATACAAGAACTTCATTGCCTCGCCACTCGTCCCATCTAATCCTTGTTGCTGTGGATCCACACCTTGCCCCATGTCAAAGATAGCTTTACGAGTAATATCAAGTAGTTCCTTTCGTGCTTCAATTGGAATATCAATCGTTAATGTAGAAATGCCGCTTTTATCATCAGGACCAGTAGAGTCCATTTGAATTGCCTTATATTTCTTCATTCCGTTTAAGAACTCAGCTAAATCTTCGCCACCATAGTTAGTCAGTACAAATATAACTTCTTGCACATCCTCAAGGTCATTTAAGAAGCCGCTATATGTTTTGTCATACACATCAATAAGTTTCTTAATACGGTTTAAATCAGGCGTATATGTTGCATTGTTAGCAAACGGAATAAACGGAACTGCTCCCATATCATGTGGCATAGTATCGACTTCAACCATATTTCCAGTAGGGTCAATCATCGCAAACGCTAAATAAGGTTGGAGCTGGTCTACTACATCACCACTTCGAATAGAAAAGGCTTGTACTTCTTTATCGTTCCAAAATTCATAAACCGTGATGTTTTCGCCTGCTTCGTTTGTATCCTCATATACCCTAAATACGCCCTCTAATTTAGTATTGATATGATTGTTCCATATAGGCACGATTTGAGTTGCTGGAATGGTGGCCCATTGAAAGTTCTTATCTTCATCTATCCAATAATGAACCCAAGCGATTCCGCCATTTGTAGCTTTAACACATAAATCTTTACATTTCTTTTCGTAAGCATCGCCTAAATCTTCAAGAATAGCATCGTTTAACGCGTCATTCTTAACGTCAAATATAGGTGGCGCTGTAAACATGTATGCGGTTTTTTGATCCACTAATAAAGGGTAAAAAGAATAGGCGATACGATTATCTGCTTGATGCATAGGGTTAAACGTGTCGCCTTTTCGTTGTGCCTCTTCCTGGCTTTTAGGTTTTTCTTTTAGGTAGTTAATATCGTTATCTACCATGTAATAGCGTTCAGATACCATCATTTGTGAAATAACATCACCATGTCGAGGCATATGCTTTTTAATTAGCTTTTTAATTAATTCAATATCCAATCTTTCACCTTCCTTATTTCAATATGCGAACACCTTTACGGCCGTCAAATTCTTCCATAGCGTAACGCATGGCGTCCATTAAGTGGTTGAAATCATCTATAGGCTTATTTATCGCATTGTCAAACTTATCTTTATCCCATGTGTAATTACTAATTTCTGTAATGAAATTAACACACCTAGGATGAATAATAATTTTATAGTCCTGGATAATCGAAATGCCGGCACGAATTGAGTCAGGTCCTTTTTTTGCTGCCCTAATTCTAGTGAGGCCCGCCTTGCGTAAATACGCAATCGATTTAGGTTCCGCGCTATCTGCTTTAATTCGTTCTTTGGAATATCCCATTTCGGATACTTTTGACAAAATATCTTCATTACTCATACCTTTTTCATACATTTCATCAAAGACATATATCTCCCTTGCGACTGTATCAACTAACCCACAAAACAACGTGCTAGGGTCATTGACATACCCAAAGTCCATACCAAAGGCGGAGCGTACACTAGGCCTTATTGATATTTCATGTACATCAAATACACGCTCTTCCCAATTTTCATATACAAGACCTTCAACGATACCCCACTCACCAAGGCCAGCGGTTCTATACCGACGAGGATTCTTTTTCATTTCCTCAAACAGTACTAAATCGGCTTCGCTTAAGAACTCATTGCACATGTAATTCGTGGTCATGGCTAAAACATTTTTACTAGGCTCGTCAAAGAATCGTTTCTTTAGCCAGTGTCTATCAGACCATGGGTTAAAGGTAAGCACAACCTGGTGATACATTCCCTTTGGTAGTTGGCCACGAATACTTTCATCTAGTCGGTCGAACGCATCCTCCGATGTAATTTCATATGCTTCCTCTATCCACAACCTACACAATGAACCAACTTCAACCGTAATGGATGTAACCTTTAATGGATCATCAAGGCCACGGAACAATATTTTTTGTCCAGTTGGCTTATAGGTAATTTCTAAAGGTGATGTACTGCACTTGAAAAAGTTATCCACCTTTAGTCGGTGGATAGCCCATTTAAGCTGTGCATAACAACTATCACGCAACGTTCGTTCAACTTTTCGAACCACTAACCAATTAATATTAGGGTTTTCAATAATTTCAGTAATAACCTTGAGTGATTGAGTTGAAGATTTCTTGCTTGCACGGCTTCCCTTTACAGCTTTATAGCGCCCTTTAAATCGCCAAAACTCACCATAATGCTTTCCTACAATGCTAGGAAGATGAACGATAACTTGATTATCTTTAGTCTTCAATTTCATCACCGCCTACAATAATAGGAACGAGCGTTTTATTATCTTCGTTTTGCTGTTTGATAACAGCAACTTCATTTTTGAGTTTAGCGATACGAGCCTTTTGCTCTTCGGTGGCTAATTCACTTCGGCATAACTCGTCATACTGCTTAATTAATCGAGCTAGAGTATCCATCGCCTTTGACTGTGCTTTAAGAAACTTCTCCATGCGAATATCTGCTGTGATTGTGTCAACGTGCTTTTCAATTCGTTTAGTGTTCCCAAATTGGTCGCTCTCCTCAACTGTTTGAGTAACGCTTTCAATTTGTTTGTCTGCATTTTCACTTTCGATGAACATTATCTTTTGTGCTCGTATGATAGCAGCATACTTAATACAAATATTCCCCCATAGTATTTCTATAGGGGTTATTGTTTCTATATCTTCAATTACACCAATCATGTCGAGTGGTAAGTACTTCGCAAATAAGCCGTGCTTAACTGAATTTCGGTTTCCTATTGGTGCTCCGCCACTATTGCCTAGTGCATTTTTATTGCCAATAGGAGCCCCTACTTTCTTCTTTGGTGCAGGCTTCTTCTTAGGACGTTTCCAACCATGACGCTTGCGCCAAGATTTAACTGTTTCGATTGATACACCGTACTTTTCGGCTATATCTTTATAAGGAATGAACTTCTTATAATCTTTCTCGGCTGCCTCATAGTTCTTCACATACTCACCACCTACCCCTCTACCGATGCTTATTTAAGTACTTCATTTGATTTGTGTTTGAGTTTTCCATGCTCGCGTATGCACATACCACCCACATGCTTTTTAGCGTGTGTATGAGTTATATATGACTGGCATAAGCCGTCATATTCAATAGAATTAGCTGTGCATAGACCCTTTCTATTGTTTAAGCACTTATGCTTAATACAATTAACAACTGTCATTTCAAACTATCAATGAATTCACGTGTTAAATCGTAGTCTCTAATAAATTTACCTTTCTTGGTAGTTGTTACTGTATTAGATCCACGCGATTTAATACCGCGAGCCGTAACGCAACTATGCTTCGCTGTGATATGAACGATTACATCTTCACTGCCAGTAGCAATAGAAATAACTTCAGCGATATCTTCACCGATTTTTTCTTGCAGTTGTAATCGTTTACAGCACATTTCAGCAATGCGAGGAATTTTAGATAACCCAATCACCTTGCCATTAGGAATATATCCTACGCTAATATTCATATCGTACATTAACGCTAGGTGATGTTCGCACATGGAAAACGTTTCAATATCTTTCACTACAACCATTTGAGAGGTTTCAACTTCAAATGACTTGCCAAACTTTTCGGCGATTTGTTCGTTTGTGTAGTTCATACCCTCTAATAGTTCTAAATACATTTTTGCAGCACGTTTAGGTGTTTCGATAATGCCTTCACGTGTTAAATCTTCACCAAACCCTCGCAAAAGGAGTTTTATGCCTTGCTCAATCGTATCTTGATTCATTATATAGCTACACTCCTTTCATATCAGGCGGCCAAATAAACTTATGAATTTGTAATTGCAACCTAACACCTTGTAGGTTATATGTTTTCATATAATCAACAATGTCTCTAGGTTCAATCTTACCAAATACTGGTGATACATAAACTTGTGCTTTAAACTCATTTTCTTCAATCAGTTGACGCATGCGGTTAAGATCATCAAGACTACCGACTACAAATTTAATGACATCGCAGTCCTCTAAATCTTGTAATGCTTCGCCGTTGTTCATGAACTCCTCTTGCTTAGAAGATGGGCACTTGTAATCAACTGTGAAAATAACGTTTGTATAATCACCATATAAAGGTACAGGATTAATACTGCCATTAGTTTCGATGTTAACGAAATACTTATTCATAGCGTTTAGTAATTCCGTTAAATCTTGCAATAGCGGTTCACCACCTGTGATAGTTACATTGTAATTACCATAACCATCGACTACTTGCATAATTTCTTCAACAGACATTTCTTTACCACCGGTAAAGCTGTATTCGGTATCGCAGTAAGAGCAACGCAAGTTACATTCAGCTAGTCGAATAAATGTACATAATTCACCAGCTCGTGTGCCTTCGCCCTCAATGCTACTAAATATTTCAATCACGTTCATATGTTGCAATATTCCCTTCTGTTTCTTGTACTTCTACCTTGTAGCAGCACTCACCTAACTGGTCGCATATCCATTTAGCCATGTTTTCTGCAGTAGGGTTAATATAACCTACTACATCATTAATATGAGCATGGTCTAATCTGTCATGAATAGCACGTTTAATATGAGTAAAGTCCATAATCATACCATTGTGATTTAATTCTTCACTTTTCATAAATACAGTTACTATCCAATTATGACCGTGCAGGTTCTGACATTTGCTTTCATAGTCTAAATTCAGTCTATGACTACCTGCAATCTCCATTCGTTTCGATACATAGTACATATTTTTTACTCCTTTATAGTAGGATCATTAAGACCATTAATTTTAAAAGCGTTAATTCTATCAATACAAGTACCACATTTTCCGCAAGGCGCATCTCCGCCTTTGTAACAGCTCCACGTTAACTCATATGGTACTTTGAGTTCTGTTCCTGTTTTTACAATTTGTGCTTTATTAAAATTCACGAACGGACTTTTAATTTCAACTTTATTGTAGGTGCCAAGTTTAATAGCTTCGCCAATAGCGTTCACAAACTGCAAAGAGCAATCTGCATAAGCGTTACCAGCTGCATCATCTGCATGATTTCCCAAGTAGATATAAACTTTATCATCTTCAGCTACACTCATTCCGATAGTAGCTGCAATAGACAATAATAAGCCGTTTCTAAAAGGAACATACGTTTCTAAAATATCGCTTTCTTTCTTAGCTTTTAGTTGCTCATCATAACTCCCTTCTTTAACTTCTTTTGTGGAACGAGTTAAAAGAGAGCAATTTGAATAAGCTAGGAATTGCTTAATATCAAATACTTTATGATTTACACCATAATAATTAGCCACATTCTCCGCAGCTTTCAATTCTTTATCGTGCTTTTGGCCGTAAAAAAAAGACAAAGATAAAACATTATCCTTGCCAAATTGATTTACAGCTAATGCAAGAGCGGTTGTGCTATCTACACCACCACTTGATAAAACAATAGCTTTATTCATATATTCTCCTTATAGATGTATATCTGCATACTTTTGAAATTGTATCCAAGCCTGTAAGTTAATTTTATCTACAGCCATGTAGTCTTTAACTCGTTTGCCATCAGGCCTTTTTTTAGAAATAATTTTCTTACCATCAAAATGATGTACTTGTCCAAATCGTCGACCACTTTTAAACGATGTACTATCAACACTAAAGAATGGTAATTTATCTATATATTTCATGCTTGTAAAACCCAAGCCATGTACTTTTACATTGTGATATCTGGCATAATCTAAAAGCTGTTTAACCTTAGCAAATTCAGGTTCTTTAATTTCTTTTGTAACAAAGCCACCAATCGCTATATAGTCATATTCTTTACACAATTTCTTATAGCAATCAATGCCTCTTGATTTGTGCCACACCGGTATACAACGCTTTCCAGTACCAGCTTCTAGTTTTTTTCTCATTTCAAGAACTTTATCTATGCCATGTACGCTATCCGTATCTAACTCAAAGAAATATTGAACATCATATTTATTTATGAAGTCTATGTAATTGTTTAGATACTCATCAACATTAAATGATTTGTCTTTTTTTGCGTTCATAAAAGTAAAAGCACCACTATCCAACAGGAACATATCAACCTCTTTCATTAATTGAAGTTGAATAGGTTTCTTTAAGTAGTAATAGCTTTCAAGATAATATTTAGGTTTGCTTTCTTCTATAACAAAATCAGGCTCTACGTTCGCTAAAAATACTTTCATTATTCCACCGTAAACACATGACCACACTCAGGGCAAACAACAGTCTTAGGTTCTTTCGTTTTACTTTCATGGTCTTCTAAAAAGTCTGTGATATCAGGTTCTTCCATGGCACCGATAAAACCAAACTCTTCCATATTAAAATCTAAAAAATCTAATTCAAGTTGTAATTTATTTAAGTCCCATGTAGCAATTTCACCAACTTTATTGTCAGCCAACCTAAATGCTTTAATCTGCTCATCGGTAAGATCATCAGCAACAACACACGGAACGTCTTTAAGCCCTAATTGTTTAGCAGCTAATAAGCGAGTATGTCCGCAAATAACAACGTTATCACCATCAATAACAAGAGGAACCTTGAACCCAAACTCTTTGATAGAGTTCGCTACATATTGAATAGCTTCTGTATTGTTACGAGGATTATTTTCATATGGAACGAGTTTATCTACTGCAATATTTACAATCTCCATATCCTAACTCCTTTCTTTATTTTTACATACAAAAAGAGCACCCCATGAGTAAAGGTGCTCCTTTTGCGTAGATGTTTTCTGTTTATAAGAGAGTGAAAGTCCACATTTTGGCAATTCGCCTTTTGTTGACATCTATATGATACCACTGTCAATAGGGTGCACTCAATAGCATTTTAGGTGCACCTGGTGCAAATTTTGTTCACATAGCGTTAATATAGGTGCAATTAGGTGCACCACACTATGTATTAATCCAGTAATTATCTATATTCTTATGGTAAATATCAGGCCACGAGAATTATTTCAAATTTTTTTCATAGAACGCTTCTTCCGCTCTACGGAGTAGTCTTTTGATGTAATTGATTGAGTTGTTCGGCATGCCTAAGCTTTTGTAAATTAGCGATATAGCGTAAATATCACGTCTATTAATGTATCGTTCAGTAAGTACGGCTCTATATTTAGGGTCGCTAATATTGAAGATGCACCTCATCACATCGAGTTCGCACTCAACCGCCTTTTCTTTTAAATCGAAAATACTTGATTTAAGTTCGGTAAGTTGATGAAACTGTTCCATAATACCTACTTCACCGCCACCACCTACGCTATCCCCTAGAGAGCTTTTAGGTAAACCAGCTGGGCCCATTCGCTTTTGCAAGAGTTCTAGTTGTGCATGTAACGCTTGTTCTTCTAGGTAATAGTCATTGATTCGCATAATATACTCCCTAGCTTTTCTGCGCTGTATTTCTTTAGTAATCTTCTCCATACTAACCCCTTTAACGAGAACACAATAATCCTTATTTGTTAGTACTGCCAAACCCACCTGTACGCTTTGCAGTAGCTGTATCTTTATTGACAACCCTATACGGCATAATAATCAGCTGTGCTAGGCGTTCGCTAGATTTGTAATAGAACGGTTCATCACCCAAGTTTCTAATAGGTATCATGATATGACCTTCGTTATCGTCATTGTTATAGTAGTCAGCATCGATAATACCTGTACCATTAGCAAGCATGACATCGTTATTAATACCCACACTAGATCTTAAATGTAGTTGAATATGTTCATCGTAGTTCAATCTGCATTTGATACCAGTAGGGATAAGTTTTGTTTGATGTGGCAATACCACACCTGTTTCATAAGGTTTAACGTCATAGCCTGCTGCGTATTCTGTTTTTCGTTCCGGTAAGTCAGCATCTTCATATCCTGTTACTCGCTCGAATTGGTTTTCATTCATATTAATATCCCCTTTTCTTTAAATACGTCCATACCGTACTGGTTGCTCTGTTAACACGCAATGCAATATCGCTTAATTTAAAGCCTTGTTTTTTTAAGGCTACGGCTTCATTAACCCATGCTTCAGGCTCTTTTCTAGCCAGTCGCATTTTTTGTCCACAATAGGCACTGCATGTTTTTTTAATATTTCTTAGTCTATACGCTACTGTATAGGTCGCACCGCATATCGGACATACCTTTTCAACAACGTGATTAGACATTCTATCTGTTACATCAAATTGATGTGTTTTGACTGGTTTAGCTTTCTTTATTTGTTTAGTTGCTTTTACCTGGTCTAATGGATTTGCTTTCCATATTGGTAAATGCTCAAGAAACTGCGGAATATTATTCACGATATCTCCTTTCATCTGAACACTTAGCAATAATGCATAAGCAAGTTGTAATAATGCCTATACAAGCTCCGATAATTAACCCTAGCAAGAAAAAGACAAACGTCATTTATTTCTCCTCCCCCATATATCGTGTAATATGTGATGCTCTTCTGCTTTTATAATATCGATTTCTGTTCGAGGGTTGTATTTATCAACACCAACGATTTTCGAACCGTCATAGTTAACGATCCACATATCATCATCGATGATTTTTGCAGAGGTTAATATATCACTGGTAGCCTGTAAAAGGCCGACTAGGTCCGGCCAAGAACGTTCATTAGGCATGTAATAGCGGCACCTAACTATAACAGGACCAGATACATACGCGCGTTTTCTGAAGAATTGAAGCTGTTTTAAGCTGTCTTTTTCATAATCACAAAATGCTTTTGATGGTAAGACTCGAGGATACTTTCCGTGATACACAATACGCGAACTATTTTTTTTAGTTGTTGGTCGACCATAAATTACAAGACTACTCATTTGAAATTATTACCTCACATATATTTACGATTTAATTTTCTAATTTAAGCTATGAATGAGGCTCATTTTGATATGTGCAATTCTTTTCATGAGTGTTTTATCGTTACACATATTAAATCACCATACAGAGCGAATAATTAAATTTCGCTATCACTTAATGGTTTTCGTTTTGACTCACCTCTTAGCAGTAAGACAAACGATGAACCTTTTAGCCTGTCATAGATACGGCTGTCATAGCCTTGTTGTATCTGTTTCATAGTTAAATTTGTTGTAATGATTGTTGCTTTGCAAGACTCAACTCTATCCGCTATGATTGAGTCTACCTTGTTAGCAACCCATTTGTTTTCATATTCAGCGCCAAAATCATCAAGAACTAATAAGGGCGTGTTACGAATACGATTTTCAAAACGAATATAATCGCTAGTTTCCCCTTTACTCAATGAGAGCAAGGTGTCGAGCAAGCTCATCATCGAAATAAGGTAGCCGTTATATCCCTTATCAATCGCTTTTCGTAAAATGCTTATAGCCAGCGACGTTTTACCAGTACCAACAGGGCCTAACAATATTAAGCCGTTGCCTTTACTGATATGGTCGCGAATATGTTCTGCGTACTTAAAGGCTTTGTTGTATGTTTCTCTGTCTTCAGTAGGTGTTCCATACGCCTTTAACTTATCGAATGTCATGGTCTTGTATTTGTCCTTAATGCCATAAGCTGATAGATTTACATTTCTTTCAACTACAACAGGTGGAGCATATACAGGTTGATAATACTCATAACCAATCTGCGGTCTCTTTGGACCAGTCGATTTCAGTATCGACTGCTTTTGTTTTATCCTTTCGATTTCCGCTGCTACGTTTACTTGTTCCATTTGCAGCCTCCTCTCTTATCTTGTTGTTCAATATCGCTGTAATGTATGCAATGCTAGCTTTTCCTACTTCACTAGCTTTACTAATAGCCGTGATAACTTCATCTTCACCAAAATCATTAACCAGGTATTCTAGTTTCTCTTTTGTGATAGACGAAATTTCACCAACGTCATTCATATAAATTTTGAACACGTTTTTATACGGATCATGTTTGTTAGAATTTTCATCAAACATGGTTAACACATTTTCAGAATTTTCGTTTTCGCGCGCGTCCCCATATGAATATGA